ATGCCCTACAACCCCGAATAACCCTACCCTGAAACCTTGCGAACCCCCAGAAATGGGGGTTTTGCAAGTCCCCGTAATTCCTCAACTTTGTCCGCACCCCCACTCACGACAGAAGAGGTGGGGGCAGGAAGGGGGAAACACCTGGTTAAACAGATGGTTAAACCAGTGGTAGACCCATACTATGATTATACTCTTTATAATAATAACAGAGGGTTAACACTATGGCTGAACCCAAGAAGGTCCCCTACCTCTCAGTAGACCTGATTGATTACATCGACAAGCTGATGCCAGAGCGGTCTCCAGACCCCAATGATTCAGAGCGTGAGGTCTGGATGAAGGCTGGTGAACGTCGCCTTGTCCGTAAGCTGATTGCATTCAAACGCTTCATCAACCAAGGAACCATTACCCCGGAAGGAGGTATCATCGCCTGATGTGTCTGAACCAACCTGACATCCCCGAGCCCGAGCCCCTGCCGGAACCTGAACCGGAGCGGCAACGCAAGAAGGTCAAGCTCGGAAGTCAAGCCACCAACTCACCCACCACCGCCAGAGCGCGAGGAACGTCCCGCCTACAAATCCCCGTGGGTAACAATGCGCCCACCAAGTCTGGCCTCGGCATCCCCCAGTAAAGGAGATCGATGCAAGAAAAAACCTCCACCCTGGCGGACATCTACCATAAACTGGATGGTCGCCGGGGACAAGTCCTGGATCGCGCTCGGCGCTGCGCTGAACTGACGATTCCTGCACTCCTGCCTCCGATTGGCAGTGACCAGAACACCCCGTTGGAGACCCCCTGGCAGAGCTTCGGCGCCCGGGCCCTGAACACCCTGGCTGCAAAGCTGCTGCTCACCATGTTCCCCCCGAACAGTCCCTTCTGGAAGCTCGACGTCGACCCCGCAACGGTCGAGAAGCTGCGCCAGAAGCTGGGCGAGGATGGTCTCAAGACCCTCATCGAGGAGGACATGGGCGCGATGGAGCAGACCATGCTCAAGTACATCGAGGCCTCCCCCTTCCGGTCGGTGGCCTTCAAGATCGTGCGTCAGTGCCTTGCCTGCGGCGACGTGCTGATTGAGATGCCTCCAGAGGGAGGGATTAATTATTTCACATTAAACCAATACGTTGTGCGCCGGTCCCCGAGAGGGAAGCTCCTGGAGGTCATAATCCAGGAACAGCTCGACATCAGCGAAGTTCCCGAAACCCACAAGGACGTGGCCAAGGCCAAGAAGAAGGACGACCTGATTGAGATGTACTCTGGCTATATCCTGCGGGATGGTCAGTGGCACTTCAAGCAGGAGATTGCCGGCAAGACTGTAGGGGAAGAGGTACGTTTCCCTGAAGCGCTATGCCCGGTCTTCCCACTGCCGTGGATTCTGAATGCCGGTGAACATCACGGCCGGGGCCACATCGAGGAACACATCGGCGACTTCAACTCCCTTGAATCCTTTTGGCAGGCCCTGACCGAGGGTGGTCTGAACATGGCCCGCATCCTCTACCTGGAGAACCCCAACGGGTCTATAGATGGTAAGGAGATCGAGACCGCTCCGAATGGGACGGTAATCACCGGCTCCCCGGAAGACATCGCAGTCCTGCAGGTCGAGAAGTACCCCGATCTGAAGTTCGCACTGGAGTGCGCCATCAGGCTTGAGGATCGTCTCTCCCGCGCCTTCCTGCTGCATGAATCCGTGCAACGCCAGGGTGAGCGCGTCACCGCCGAAGAAATCCGCTACATGGCCCAGGAGCTGGAAGATGCCCTGGGTGGACAGTACTCACACTTCGCTCAGAATTTCCAACTCCCCGTCGTCAACCGCATCATGTGGCAGATGAGGAAAGCTGGTAAGCTGCCGACCCTGCCCGCCTCCGTCACCCCCACCATCACCACCGGCTTCGAGGCTCTCGGCCGCGGTCATGACCTGGCCAGACTCAAGGGCTTCCTGATGGATATTGCCGAGTTCTCCCCGGAGATTCTGAACACCTGGCTCAACGCCGACAATGTCATCAGCCGCATGGGCACTGCCCGTGGGGTCGACATGAAGGGTATGGTCAAGAGCCCTGAACAAGTTCAGCAAGAGATGGCCCAGGCCAAGCAAGATGCGCTGATGGCCCAGGTCGCCGGACCCATTGCCAATCAAGGTACCAAAGGCATAGTCGATGCCGCTAACTCACAAGGAGAATAAAGAACACCATGGCCAATATGACCCCTGTAGACAAAAACGGGAAAGTCAAGAAGAAGACCGTCTCACCTGACAAGAACCTGTCTGCCGTCCTTCTGGGTAAGTTCCTGAAAAAGAAGAAGAAGCAGCAGAAAGACATGCTTGATGAGGCAGGTCGGTAATGACCGAAGCCGCCATCTCACCGGAGGACACCGCTCCGGTCAGTGAAGCTCCTGCCCCTGACACCGCGGAATACAATGCCGCCATGGCCGCACGGGCCGAACAGGGACTGAAGACCGACTCCAACGACCCTGGCAGCCTGTTGGCCGGCAAGTACAAGACCGAGGATGACCTATCCAAGGGGCTTATTGAAGCACTCAAGGCCAAGCACGGGGGCAACCTCGAAGCTGCCTACAAAGAAATCGAATCCGGGCTCGGCAAAAAGGCCGACACCCAGCCGGCAGATCCAAGTAAAGCTGGCGAACCCGAGGTTGAGACTACTGATGAAGAGACTCAGGAGAGCGCAGACGAAACGGAGAGCGCTGGTCTCGACCTCAATGCCGTAGCAACTGAAATCTCAGAGAACGGAGAGATGACCCCAGAGACCAGCAAGAAGGTCATCGATGGGGTGAAGTCCATGTTCAACTGCGATGATGCGACGGCGAAAGGGATTGTCGATACTTACCTGCAGTCCGCTGAAACCCAGGCCCAGCAGCTTGCTACCCAACTGTTCGACATGGTTGGGGGTGAGAAGGTCTACGACCAAATGCTGGAGTGGGCTACCTCGAACATGAAGCAGGATGCCGTATCCGAGTTCAACAGTGCCATCTCCTCGGGCTCCATCGCCCGTATGCAGAATGCCGTCTCGGGCCTCAAGCAGGCCTATACTGACGCTGAAGGACCCATCAAGTTCGATCCGCTTCGTCCCAGTGAGGCCGGCTCCAAGACTGCCGATGCCTTCCGATCCTGGGAAGAAGTCAAGTCCGCCATGCGGTCACCGCAATACCGTAAAGACCCCGCATACCGAGCCGACGTCGAAAGACGCCTGCAATCCTCCCAGCTTTAAAACACCCGTGAGAGTCCGCTGCCCACTGTGGCCACAGGAATGAGGCTCTTACTCTCACATCCCCGCAGTACCCCCCGCCAAACAAACGCTCCCCTCCTGACTATGCAGGAGGGGAGTCCCGCCGACTTCCCCGCTTGAAGCCCCACAACTGATGCCGAGGTATCAGGGACTGGGACACCTCCTAAGTGTGAGTCATTGGGTACGTTTGAGGGGACATCGTCCTTAACCCCAATGCTGTAAAATTTCAAACACTTAGGAGAACCAAACAATGACTGCTGCTAATGTTACCTTTGTCGGTGCTGACAATCTTGTAACCACGACTATGGATGACGAACGTGCGCTTCACATGAAAGTGTTCCTGGGCGAAGTCCTGGAGCAGTTCGAGAAGCACACCGTGGTCCTGGACAAACACGTCATCAGAACCCTGACCCACGGCAAGAGCGCGTCCTTCCCCGTTCTGGGCCGTGTGCCGGATGCCGAGTACCATACCCCCGGCGCGGAAATCCTGGGCCAGAGCGTTCCCCACAGTGAGCGCATCCTGACCATCGACAAGATGCTCATCAGCCACCTGTGGCTCGATGACCTTGACGAGGCCATGACCCACTACGAAGTGCGCTCCCGCTACAGCCGCATGATGGGTCAGAAGCTGTCCCAGACCTTCGACCGGCATGTGATGCTGGAAATCATCCGTGCTGCCGCGACCGACAACGCCATCTCCGGTGAGAACGGTGGTCTCATCATCACCGACGCCGAGCTGGCCGATGCCACTGCAGCCACCCGCCTGGCCGCCTGGCTGGATGCCTTCTTCCAGGTCCGGGAGAACTTCACCAACAAGTTCGTGTCCGGTCAGCCCTACTGCGTCATCAACCCCGCGGACTACTTCTTCCTGATTAAGGCCCGCGATGCGAATGGCAACTCCATCCTGGATCGTGATACCGGTGGTGTGGGCTCCATCTCCACTGGTGACCTGCCGATGGTTGCCGGCATTCCTCTGATTCCCTCCCCGATGCTGCCGACTGCCGACTACAGCACCGCGGACTTCCATGCAGTGGATGCCCGTAACACCCGCGCCATCGTATTTACGGAAGACGCGGTTGGTACTGTCAAGCTGATGGACCTCTCCGTCCAGGCCGCCTATGACATCCGCCGGCAGGGTACCCTGCTTGTCGGTCGGTACGCCATGGGTCACGGTGTGCTGCAGTCCGAGTGCGCCGTCCAACTCCGTACCGCTGTTCCTACGTAATCCCCCTGGGGGTCATCACCTGTCACCTGGTGGTGACCCCCTTTTTTTCCGATTGGAGGAAATATGTCTTTTGATTTCAGACCTTTAAGTGAATTGGATGCTGTGAATTTCCTTCTCTCGGGCATCCATGAACAACCTGTCTCGACCATCATCGAGAGCAAAGTTGGGGCTGCCCTGTTGGCCAGGAATACCCTGCACCGCTACAACCGGATGGTTCAGGAGAAGGGCCTACACTGCAACACTGAGAAGGATATCACCCTCTACCCGAACACCGACAACAACATCCTGGTGCCCAACAACACCCTGGTCTTCGACGCTACCTACCCGGCCGACGACCTGGTCCTGCGGGGCTCAAAAGTCTACAACCTGACTGACCACACTTTCACCTTCACAAGTTCCATCCAGGCCGACCTGGTTTTCTTCCTGCCCTACGATGAGCTGCCGGCCCATGTCAGGACCTACGTTGCGGTCGTGGCCGCCCAGAAGTTCCACATGGAGGTCCTCAACGAGAATGCCGACGCCAACTACCTGCGGGAGGAGGCCCTGCTGTCCCGGAGGGATTTCCGGCGCAACGAACTCAGAGCGGCAGACGTCAACCTGAACCGCAACAACCCGTTCCTGCGGGCTGGACTTAGGAGATTCTAATGGGCAAACAACGCAAGGTCATTCCTGGGTTCCTCAATGGGGTCTCCCAGCAGGCGGCAACCGCCAGGCTGGATACCCAGGTGGAGCTGCAGGAGAATGCCCTGGCCTCCATCGCCGATGGTCTCTACAAACGGCCGGGGACCCAGTACCTGGCGGCCCTAACCTCCTATGCTGACACGGGCTGCCTCATCCACAAAATCAACCGGGACGTCACCGAGCGCTACCTGGTGGTCCTGACCGGGGACTCCGGGGTCCCGATTGAGGTCTTCACCCTGACCGGGGTCAAGGCCAACATCATCTACCCGGACCCGGCCGACAAGGCCTATCTGACCGAGGCCAACCCTAAGCAGGCCTTCAAGGCCCTGACCGTGGC